GAGCCTTTAATAGTGTTTGTTGGCGGTGCAGGATTTTTTGATTATAATGATTCTATGCAACCAGCAACAGACAAAAAACAACCTACAGTTGTATCATCTATTGGTACAGTATCCGTGAGTACATCATAATGGCCGTTACCTACGCAGAATTAACACAACAAATATTAGACTACACAGAAGTTAGTACAGACGTCCTAACATCTACAAGAACAAATGATTTTATTGAACACGCAGAAAACAGGATATTTAGAGATGTAGATTTAGATGTATTTAAATCTCATCAAACAGCAAACCTTGTAGCAAGTAATGCTTTCTTATCACTACCGGGTGGAACGACACCCACACCAGAATCTCTTGGTACTATTAGAACAATGCAAATATTTTCTCCTAGTTCTACAACAAGAGACTTTTTAGAGCAACGCGATATTAGTTATATGAACGAATATTGGCCAGATCGAACAGCAACGGGAACTCCTCGTTATTGGGCATGGTGGGATCACAACACAATTTATGTTGCACCTACTCCAGATTTAGCTTATAACGTTGAGTTAGGAATTACTAGATTACCAACAAGACTATCTAGTTCCAATACAACCTCTTGGTTGGGTAATAATGCTCCGGCACTATTGCTTTATGGATGTCTTGCAGAAGCCTTCAAATTTTTGAAGGGACCAGCGGAAATGCTGCAATTATATGAACAATCATATCAACGTGCCCTTCAAGAGCTAGTTATAGAACAGCAAGGAAGACACAGAAGAGATGAGTACATGCACGGGGCGTTAAGAACTCCTTTGCAATCACAGAACCCATAGGAGGATAAAACATGGCAATAACTCAAGCTGTATGCACAAGTTTTAAACAAGAATTGCTAGTAGGTACGCATAATTTTACAGCTACTACCGGTGATACTTTTAAAATAGCACTTTATACAAGCTCAGCTTCACTAGACGCAACCACAACTGCTTATTCAAGTTCCAACGAGGTATCAAACTCTGGAACATACACAGCAACAGGCGGAACGCTTACAAGCGTAACTCCAACAACAAGTGGTACTACTGCACTTTGTGATTTCGCTGATATATCTTTTACATCAGCAACTATCACTGCAAGAGGCGCATTAATCTTTAACAGTACAGATTCAAACAAAGCTGTAGCTGTATTAGATTTTGGTGGAGATAAAACATCTACTAGTGGAACATTTACTATTCAGTTTCCAACAGCAGATGCGAGTGACGCAATACTAAGATTAGCCTAGGAGATTAAATGGCATTAGTCATCAATGATCGTGTAAAAGAAACTACAACAACCACAGGAACAGGAGCTGTTTCTCTTGCTGGTGCAGTAACTGGTTTTGAAACTTTTGCTGCTGGTGTAGGCAATAGTAATACAACGTATTATGCTATTGTTCATCAAACAGCCGCAGAATTTGAAGTAGGTCTTGGTACACTAGATGGTGATAGTTCTGATCTTACACGTACAACTGTAATATCTTCTTCTAATAGTGATAGTGCTGTTGATTTTGCAGCAGGCACAAAAGATGTTTTCTGTACAATCCCTGCAAGTAAATTAATATTTGAAGATGCTAATAATGATGCGACTATAGGTCGTAACTTAACAGTTACTGGTGATTTAACAATTTCTGGTGATGATATTACCATGGGCACTAATACAAGTGGCGCGGCTCTTATAGGCGATGGTACAAATTTTAATCCTGTTGCTATATCTGGTGATATAAGTATAGCAGCAAACGGAACAGCAGCTATTGGTTCTGGTGTTATTGTTAACGCTGATGTTAACGCTAGTGCTGCAATAGCAATGTCTAAAACTGCATTTTCCGCAGGAACAGGTGTATCTTTATCTACTAACACATTAAATGTAGATGCCGCTCAAACAGGAATTACATCAATTTTAGCAACAGATGTTAAGATTGGTGAAGATGATCAAACAAAAATAGATTTTGAAACTGCTGATACAATTAATTTTTATGCAGGAAATGAAAAACAATTAATACTTACAGATGGTGCTTTAACACCGGGGGCTGATA